TACCTACAAGTACATCAACATCGATTACATCTACAACCCCTGCCAACGGAGCCCTAATATATGCTACTGATAATAATAGACTTTATTTTAGAAGCGGAAGCACATGGAGATCCTCTTCAGCATTTACGTAAAAATACATAAATGTGGTTATATAACGATAAAATTATAGAAACATTAGATGATTTTCCTTCCGGTTTATATGGGTTTATATACATGACTACTCATTTGCCGAGTGGAATATCGTATATTGGAAAAAAGGTGCTATATCACAATATAAAACGCAAATTAACGCGCAAAGAACTTGCTGCCCACACCGGACCAGGTCGTAAACCAACTCACCAAACTATACAAAAAGAAAGTGATTGGAAAACATATTATGGTTCCGCTAAACCTATTTTAGAAATGCTAAAAGAAGGGAAGCATAATGAGTTTAAACGAGAAATATTAGAATTAGTATACAGTAAAAAATTATTAACATACTATGAATGTAAATATTTGTTTAAATATGGTGTGTTAGAAAATCCCTTAGAATATTTTAATGATAATGTCTTAGGAAAATTTTATAGAAAAGACTTTATATCTTGATTTTTTTTTCGTATATTTATAACAAATAAAAATTACCAAAATGAAAGATATAATCAGAATGCAGCAATTAGCTGGTATTATTACTGAGGGGCAAGTTAAAAAAAAGAAATTATTAAAAGAAAATATTAATAATATAGATGATGTTGAAACAAAACTAGTTGAATTGATTGAAGACTATATCAGTGATACTCAGGATATTGCTGGAGAGGATTTAGATTTTGGGGCGGGTAAATATGGGTACGAGGATGATAAAGCTTTATTTAAAGATTTTATTCTTTATATTTTGCACGGATACAATATAAACCTTAATTAATAAAAATTTTTCTAAAATAAACTAATATGAAACAAATTCTATCCGAAGAATTTCGCAGAATGCAAAAATTAGCAGGACTTGTAACTGAAAGTGAAAAATATATACCAGGGAAACCTCATTCAAGTGCTATATACCCCGCAGGAGGAGCATGGCATAACCTTAGCACAGGGAAATCAATAGATTTAGGTGAAGACCCAAACCATCCTGGATATGAAAAACTTACCCCTAAAGAGCATAAAGAAGTAATTAAACTTCTTACTAATTATATAGAAGAATATGAAAAAAATTTTTCGAAAACAAAATTATATAAAAAAAGTGTAGTTAAAGGGGCTGAAGAGTTGATTGAAAAGCATAAAGAAAAATTAGCAGGAACCGAATTAGGAGAAAATATATCAGAAGCTAACGAAGATTTATTTTCCAAATATAAAGAAAAACTAGAAGAATTTCGTGAGGAATTTGTAAAAGATATTAAAGCTAATAAAGATAAACTTAAAAAATTATCCAATGAAGATAAGAAAAAACTATCTAAATTAATTCGTGATATAACAGATGCTCTAGATAATACACTACCAGATACTCAATAAAAATAAACAAATTCACATTATGAAATTACATCAATTGCGTCAATTAATTAAAGAAGAATTAGAAACGGTAATGCAGGAAGAAGCATATAATCCTGTAGATGAAGTAGGTAAATTTTTCGTAGTTAAAAAACCTAAAGGAAAAATGACTAAAGAAGATATGGTGTATGAAGCAACAGTATTTGATGAAATCAAAATGGATGAAACAAGAGGAGTATATAAAAATAAATCTGAAGCCAATCGCCATGCTACGGAAGCTCTAAAAGAATATGAAATGCAGCTTAAAGAAATGGAGGAAGCCATGAATGAATTTAGAGAGGCTAAAAAAGGCATTGATGAAAAAAAGAAAGCAGCTAAAGAAAAAATTCAAAGACTTAAATAAATTTTATAGAAAAGGTTTTGCATCTTAATTTTTTTTCATATATTTATAACAAATAATTAAAAAACATAAACATGAAAATAACACAACTACGCCAATTAATCAGAGAAGAAATTAAATCTGTAAAAAAAACATCTATAAATGAAAATATAGACTCATTTATGGATGATGAAAACCAAGGAGTATTTATTATATTTCCTGGATTAGATGGGGATTTATATGTATCTATGAATAGAAATGCTAGAGATGAAATGTATGATGAAGGAGGTAGCTTTAAAGGTGAAATTGAAATGGGTAATAAAATTGCTTATTGGAGTTTTGGATATAATTGATGAAAAAAGAAAGCAGCTAAAGAAAAAATTCAAAGACTTAAATAAATTTTAAATTTCAAAATTAAGCTTGGGAAACCAAGCTTTCTTTTTTATATTATAGTTATGGTAAACCAAACTCTAGTCACACTAGTAAACTCTGTATTAGGTGTGGGTAAGCCTACTGCTCGTGGCAATCAAGCTTACGCTTGTCCTAAATGCAAATCTGATAAGTTAAAATTAGAAGTTAACTTTGACTCTTCTTCCCCTCATTATCAGTCTTTTGCGTGTTGGGTTTGTGGGTTTAAAGGTAAAAAACTTCACCAAATGTTCAAACTTATTGATGTGCCAGCAGAAAAGCTTATAGAGCTTAAATCAATAGTTAAAACACATTTTTCTATAGACATACCTAAACAAGAGGAAAAAATAGGATTACCCAAAGAATTTAAATCATTACATGATGTTACCCTTTATGATATAATAGGAAGACATGCTTTGGCCTATCTTAAAGCCAGAGGTATTACTAAAGACGATATCCTTAAATATAATATGGGATATTGTGAAACAGGAAAATATGCTAACCATATCATTATCCCGTCATATGATTCTAATGGTAATTTAAATTATTTTACCGCCCGAACATTTGACAAATCCAACCCAATAAAATACAAAAACCCTTCTACTTCTCGTAATATTATACCATTTGAAATGTTTATAAATTGGGATGTCCCTATAATATTATGTGAAGGCCCATTTGATGCTTTAGCCATAAAACGAAATGTAATACCACTATTAGGTAAAACAATCCAATCCAGTTTAATGAAAAAAATTGTTACATCTGCTGTAGAAAAAATATATATAGCTTTAGATAAAGATGCCCAAAAGCAAGCATTAAATTTTTGTGAAAATCTAATGAAAGAAGGAAAAGAAGTATATCTTGTAGACTTACAAGATAAAGACCCCGCTGATATGGGGTTTAATAATTTTACTTATCTCATTCAAGAAACATACCCTTTAACCTTCTCTGATCTTTTGGAGAAAAAAATCCAACTATTATGATTGAAAAAAATGTAAATGTCTATAAAAAGAGTATCAAACGTGTTGTAGCTATAGATCAAAATCTAAAGCGTGTAAATATTTTAGATACAAGATACTATGTTAAAGACGACAAGTATTACCCTTCAGTAACCAGTATATTACAATATTTTCCAAAAAATAAATTTTTCGAAACATGGCTTAAAGATGTAGGCCATAATGCTGATATTATTGCTCGAAAAGCAGCTGATGAAGGGACACAAGTCCATGATGCCATTGAAAGATATTTATTAGGAGAAAAGATTACATGGATGGATGATAATGGGTATTCTAAATATTCTTTAGAAATCTGGAAAATGATATTAAAATTTCATGATTTTTGGTCTACATATAAACCTACATTAATTGAAAGCGAAATACATCTATTTTCAGATAAATACATATATGCTGGAACATGTGACTTAGTAATAGAAATAAATGGTGTAAAATGGCTTTTAGATATCAAAACATCTAATTCTTTATACATTAGTTATGACTTACAATTATCAGCTTATGCTCAAGCATGGAACGAGTTATATGAAGAAAATATAGATAAAATAGGTATTCTTTGGTTAAAGTCTTCAAAACGTGGTGAAGATAAAAAAGGTGGTAAAATTCAAGGAAAAGGATGGGAGATATATGAACCAGAAAGATCTATAGAAGATAATCTAAAATTATTTGAACATATACATGAGCTATATAAATTAGAACACCCTAATGTAAAACCAACATCTGAACATTTTCCTTTAGAAATCCAAATTAGTCAAGATATTTAATATATTTATGATCAATTCCACATAATTGACATATTTATAATAAAAATTAATGATATCACTGATTAAAATTTTAAAAGAAATATATATTAATGAGGGGGGGAATGTGTTTAAAAATACAGAATTTGATACTGAAGATATATTATTAGCAAATATTGCTCCTACTATTAAAAAATTTACTGAAGACTTAGGAACTCTTTTTCCTAATAAGAAAAATACTTTTGCTGCTTTAAATAATAAAAGTAATTGGCTGGGTTCTACAGGAAATAAACCTCAATCAGGTGATGTAGATTTAGCATATTCTGAGGAAGCATTTTTTAAAAATGGAACAATAGATATTAATGGGTGGGGTATTAGCGAAACAGATTATACTCCTTTATATGAAAAAAATAAAAAAGCAGCTCGCACTGCCACAGATGAACAAATTCAGCTAAAATCAGTAATCCAGTTAATTGTTAATAAAATTAATAATAGTGGAGGAGAAATGAAAGCTAGTGATAAAGCATCCGGTGCAGGATCAATCCATTTATCATACCCACAATACGACCTATCAGGAAAAAAACTTGACATAAGAGCACAACTTGATTTAGATATAGGAGATATGGATTGGTTAAAGTTTAGGTTTAACTCAGATCTACCTAAAGAGGATCCGAATATTAAAGGTTTACATAGGGGACAATTAATGTTAGCTATGTTTTCAGCTCTTGGATATACATTTAAGAGCGGAAGAGGATTTGTGCGTAAAGAAACAGGAGAAACCATAGCTGATAAACCTGAAGGAGCTATGGAAGTATTTAATCAAGAATATCAACCAAAGTTGCCTTTAACATTAGATATAATTAATAGTTATAATAAGTTAATAGATTATGTTAACAATAATCTTAAACCTGAGGATAAATCTAAAACATTAGATATGTTTAGAGAGGCTTTAAGGCGTGCTGGAGCTTATGTTCCTGAAAATATTTAAAATATGAGTGGCGCAGCTGGTGGATCTCGTATAAATAAGGAAAATTTAAAAGCCACAATTCGTGACTATAGGGATAATATCTTAAAGCCATTGGGTTTAGATAAATCATATAGCATAACGGGCGTTCGCTCCAGACCAGAAAAAAATATTTTTGGAGATATAGATATCGTCGTGTCTTTTCAAGAAGGCAATAAAGTAGAACTTAAGAAAAAAATAGGAGAATTTTTAAACCAAATTGAACAAATTCCTGTTATTCCTAAAAAAGGTAAAAAATATTTTATTCACGGGAATATTGTTTCTACTCTATATCCAATACAAGGTAAAGAAGGAGAATATGTTCAAATAGATAATATAGTAACAGTTTCTAAAGAAGAAGGTAAGTTTGTATATAAAATGTTAGATTTACCTGCACAAGAACAAGTGTTAGCAATAGGATTAGCTAAAGCTATATTTAGTGAATTAGATGAAGCTGAAGTAAATGAATTATTTAAGGATCTTAAAATACCTACTACAGATAAACCAAGTGAAGAAGAAGAATATGATTTTAATTTAAACCCTTCAGAGTTATCATTAAGAATTGTTCCTAAAGGACAAAATGTAGGTAGAGAAATATGGAAATCTAATTCATTTGATGATGTTAAAAAATTAATTTCTGCTTTAAATATAGATATTGAAAAAGATAAATTTGATACCATCATTGGAAAAATAAAAAGATTTAAAAACAGAAGATCAATAGATCGTCTTAAAGGAATGTTTGCTAAAAATATACGAGTAGGAGATGCTGAAGCAGGGACTGAAAAGGGAGAGAAAAAACAACAA